CTTTTATTATGTCGTGTTTCTTACGTGCTTTTACCATTTCTCTTCGTGTGTTATTGGTTATTAAGATAACAGATACTGCTGGCGTTTAACTGCGGACACATCTAAGTCTCCAAGCTCCGGCACATCAGGCAGTACTGCTTCTGGGTTGTTGTTGATTTGCTCCGCACGGAACTCGCCTAGGAGATCAACAGTGAAAGTGTTTGTATATGTTTCTCGTACTATCGTATTCATTCTGCGTACATTACAAGCGTGGGTCACGAAACAGTCATGTATAGTAGCGAGGTCAAAGTCAACCTTGTTTGCAACTTGATGTACGATACAAGCGTCTAAGCTGTGTATGAAGTTAGCAGTGATGGCGTTGCATTGTCCCCTTTCATCTATGTTATCTCCAAGCTCATCTGTTGTTATACTGATGCTCATGTTTTGAAACACAGACTCCACCTTTAACTTCTTAAACTTACGGTAGCTTTGTACCACTTTGAAGCCTGTAGGTGTAGACCAAGTGATCGGTTCATCGCACCCCAATGCTCGCACTGTTTCACGAAGGAACTTCATCACTCTGTTTACTGGACGACAAGCTTGATCTGCTAATCGATTCACGATCTTACATAAATAGATAACACCTGTTAACATCTCACCAGTACTTGACCAGTTGTGATTAACTCCGATACTTTTAAATACATCTTGTACTAAGTTATAGTGGGTCGCTCCGTATGGTCTGTTCATGATGGCAAGCTTCGCTAACTTCCGGCTGATACCATACTTCAACCAGTCCTGTGCAATCACACCACCGTCTGCCTTTAACTCCTCGTATACTTTATCAGCAAACTCTTGATACATATCGTTAGCTCGGTCCTCTTCCACTAAGTTACACATGCGTCCGATCTCTTTGTCCCGCAATAACAAACTCAGTATCTGCATACCGTTGTTGGAGCAGTCTTGTCGGACGGGTAGATAACTGACGTATCCGTACCCCTCTTCTGTGAATTGCTTAAATTCCAAACAGAATCGAAGGAAACAAAACGGATCAGCTGCCTCGGTCCACCAATCGGTTCCGTGTGGGTCGTTCGCTGCTTCAAGTATAAACTTCTGACGCCTACCTACCCACTCAATACGTTGATCCCGTGTACCTTTTACGCCCCACATGTTTGCACCGTGCAGAAATATCGACATAACATCCTCCTCATCTACCACTTGTTGTCCGTTACTGAAGTCCAATAAACTCTTCGCTAAGTCAGACCCTTGTGGATGTAAGTAGTACGGAATAGCGTACACTCTACCCCGGTAATCACAACGATACGGAAAATAAAACTTATCCCACTCACTGTATATCTTAGCTAGGTGTAGAATACGGACGGTCAGGTAACGTTTACTAGAGTTCGCTTCGTTGACGCTCTTGATGTCCTTTTGCTTCAGCTTCCACGCCCGTAACTCATGCTCGTCACTTCCTGTGTACCTCGGTTGCTCTGGTATCTCACTAAAGTTAGGTATGTTTCCAACCACTCGCTTGTTGTCGTAACACTTTCGAGTAATATCTAAAATCTCTTTGTTGATTTTCCAACTTACCTTCTGAAGTTTATTAACAGCACTGAATGCATGTTCGTAACTACTCTCGTAATCCTTAAACCAAGACATCGGTTTGCCAGTAAAAAACTCCTGTGGCGGCATGTGCTTTAAGCTGTACCCTCCACCCACTAAGCCATACCAGTCAACAGGTTCGTCAGGTAATGCCATCTTGAACACACGAGTCGTTTCTTTCCACGCATCAAATCGTTTGATCCAGTCCGTATAACTACCACTTGGTACACACAGACGCTCAGGTTTATGTCCCTTCTGACACCCGGCAAAGCCGATCTCCCAAACACCAGTCTCGATGCGTATCTCTTCGAGTAACCAAGCCCCTAAACCAGCCTTGCACTTAGTATCCCACAGCGTGAATCGTTCCTCCTCATAGTCGTAAAACTGCTTGAGCTTCATCGCTTTGGATCGGTCATCAAGGGCAAGTAAATCTTTCTTGTGTGGATGCATCAGCTCCATCGCTTTGTCCCATCGTGCTTGGTTCTCAAATGCCTTGCCTATCTTGTACGCCATTCTACCAACAGGTAAATTGAATTGAAGGTTATCAAGGACGGTTTGCAGAGCCATCGAAGCTATCCTGTACGGACACATATCCAATACAAAGGTAAGGAACAAAGGTGTAGTGTGTTGTGTGTTCCCTCCAAATGTGTACATGAAATCATCCACCCGCTTACCTAACCTTGGAGCCATGACCCGTAGCAATCGTTTCGCAGCTTCCGTTTGGCTCGACTCACCCTCCGCTCTCAGTTTTGCTTGTCGGTTACGATACGCTGTGCGTCCCCACTCCCTCATTCGCCAAGTCGGTCCACGAGTTTGTTTTTCTTCGCTCATAATGATAACTCTAATTGTTCAGGTCTTATCCAAGCAGCAGCACTTTGATCGCACTCTATGTAATCGGCAATAACTGCAGCTCGTTGTCCTCTAGTTGGTGAAGGATAGTATCCAAACTTCTCACAGAAAAAGCCGTTGCGTTCAGCATTAGTAGAATCCGCACTCTTAATCGGTAACTTTGTATATACTTTAGGATTCAACATACGCAAACCATGCATACGTGTCTTCGGTTTACCCTTTTCATCAGTAGCTACATCCATGATTTGATTCATTCTTTTCCACCACACCTTTGAGTTAGGTTGAGAGTACTCTCCACTACTTCCGATACAAATGTAATCGTATTCATTTATCAATCTTTCTAATCGTTCGAGGGATTCATGCATGTGGTACACTGGTACTCCTAAATGTTTAGGTAATGTCCAAGCATTTAACCACTCATCGTTCTCTTCTTCTGATCCATCAATAACATCAGGCATAACTGCCCAATCAAAACCGGGGTGATGCATCCACTCACGAACGAACGACAAGTAACCATCCATATCAAATGTCTTGCCTTGTTTCCACGCTGTGAATGCTCCGTTATCCAAACAAAAGGATGCACATACACTAGCAAATAAAGGTAACTTGTCACAAGCTGCGTAGCTAACAAAACAATGCCGTCCCCTAGCTAATGTAATCCAGTCTCTGCTAGTACCTGCCCCAGCCATGCCGTGATAATGTATCATCCTTTTAAAGTAGGATCGAAGTCAGGAAACTCTAAGTTATTCAAAGCTTCTTCAACCGTTGGAAAGATATGACAAGCGTGATAACGAATCCAAGGAGAGTGACTGTTAGTTACTACAATGATTTGTTTTTGTAGTGACCAAGCAAACATGATCTCCATTGCTGTACCGTAACTTGGAAAGTCGCACTTAGCTAACACAGTATCACAACTCATTATCCATGTCTTATCCCGCTTTACAATTTCTGTTGGTGCTTCCGCTCGTCTCTCGTGTCCACGGTAATCAACATCGGTTGGAGCAATGGACATGATGTTCTTTTTGCGTAGTAATTTCTGCGTTGCTTTACGCCATCTAATACAAGTGTCGTCCTGTTCGTAGATCGGCCCCGCTAAATAAATTAATCTAGCTTGGATCATCCTTGTACCTCCGCACACATTCCTACTTTGCATACCTTTACTGATTCTAATTTTATATGACTAGGAAATCTGCTTTCAGATAACCTCAAGAATATGTGTCTAGCTATAGCTTCAGCCGTTGTCTTGTCCATGAACTCGTTCAAGTATGAATGGTCAAGGTAACCTATAACATGCTTGCATTTCTTTTGAAACTCACCTTGCTCCATCAACCAACCGTATCTTTGGTCAGGCTCTCCACTGATGGTAACAAATACTTCATGACTATGGCCGTGAATAGTAGCGTTTTCTTTTCCGATGCCGTCTAATCGGTGTGCAGCTTCAAATGTAAATCTCTCCGTTACTTTAGTTTTCATTATCTAAGTTGTTAAACCAAGTGCTAGGTAGTACCCTGCGTTTGTTGGTTCGAAAAGCTATCAGTTTCCCATCAGCATCACGCTCGTAGTTACCATTCTTATCCAACTTGAAACCGGTAATCTGATTCGATGCGTAAAAGTAATTCCAGCCGTCACGGATCGCTTCCACATCCACCATTTTCCAGTCTACG